AACGCAAAACCGCTACGAAATCCGCTGACGAGGTTAGCTAATGTCTATCGCGGCGTTGGTAGTTAAAACGGAACCCGCGTCGCTTCCGATTTCTTTGGCAGAGGCAAAAAGTCATTGTCGCGTAACGCATAACCTTGACGACCAATATTTAACTGACTGCATTGAATCCGCTACAAAGTGGGCAGAAGTATATTCGCGTCGCAAACTTGTTACGCAAACCGTGGAAATTTATAGCGACGGTTTTCCGCTTTCAGGTCAGTGCTTTTACTGGCCCACTGCTTGGAATGGTAGGTGCGGGGTTATGCCAAGTTCCCGCCGTGCTGTTTTCACTTTGCCCGGTGGATACGTGCAAGCGGTGAATCAGATTGACTACACCGACCAACTTGGTGTGGTGCAAACTCTTACCGGACCTTCGTCAGCAATTCCCGGCACCGACTATCAAGAAGACCTAACCGATATATTCAAACCCATTGTTACGCCACCGCAGGATAGTGACTGGCCGATAGCAGACGATGTGTTGAATGCGGTGCGAATAGAGTACGTGGTTGGTTGGGAACCTGATAAGTTGCCGCAAGATATCCGTCACGCTATCAAGGTTCGCGTTGCGAATATGTACGTCAACCGATATGCATACGAGAAAATAGCAACTGAGTCTGCCGAGAACTTGCTTTATCCCTACGTGATTTTTTACGCCTAATGCTTACCCCACTTGACGAGATTAAAGAACCGGTGCGGATTCTTACCGAGATTACTACCGTTGATGCAAGCGGTGGTGAGGTTAAGGGTTACGGTCTAAGTGAGGTTATCTGGATTTCGTTGCGAGCGATGACCGCAAATGAAAATATTTCTTTCGGTCAGGTAGGTGCACAAGCATCCCACGTTGCTTTTGGTCACTATGGTGACTTGGTTTCGGTTACTTCAAAGGACCGCATTCGTTCAGAAATAACCAGTGAGGAATACGATATTGTTGGCGCACCAATTCATTCACCGGATCGTGATTGGATGAAGTTGAACTTGCTGTGGCGGGAAAATGGTTGAGGAAGTTCGAATTGATGGGTTGCGTGAACTGGACCGAAAGCTTGTCAAGCTTGGTTCGCAAGCGGGGTTTAAAGCACTCCGCGCTGCAATGATGAAATCGTCAACTCCTATGTTCAAAATGGCACGTGCAAACGCGCTTGCTACAGGCATAAAAGGTCAAGATGCGGGTGCAACCGCTGCAGCAATGGGTAGGTGGTCAAAGAAAACCAAGCAACACGAAGTTACTTTGTGGCTAGGTCCGAAGAATAAGAACAAAAAGGCACTTGCTTTATGGAATGCAAAGCACGGCAAAGAAGTGAAGCGGCTTACGCACTTCCACTTGGTTGAGTTCGGTTCTATTAATGGTCCCGCGCAACCTTTCCTTCGTCCTGCTTTTGCCGCGAACGCTCGTGGATATATAGCAGGGTTCGGTGCAGAGTTGCGCCGTGCAATAGAAAAGGTAGCGATGCAGAATGCATAACGACTTATATTCGTGGATGAAAAACGATGCTGCTATTTCGGCGGTATTCGGTGCGCGAATTTATCACGAATGGGTGCCGCAATCCCTTGCTACGTGGCCGGCACTGGTTTTTCAACAAGTTACCGGCAACGAGTTTGCAATAGACTTCGACTCACTTGGTGAAGAAAACCTCGAACTTGTTTCTTACCAGTTCGATGTTTATGCACGAAGCAGTGCAGATGTGATATCTGCTTCACAGATATTTGTTTCACAAATGAGGAAACTGCGAGGTACAATCGGTTCCGTTACCGTTCAGCATTCAGAGTTGGTGAACACTAGTCAACTTGGTGAAATAGTTGGCGACAAACAAGTTAGGCGCGTTAGCAGCGACTTCCTTATTTACTACGTACCAAGTGGGGTATAGCAATGGCAAAGTTACTTTCGAAAACTCGTCTTTCAATCGGTCAGGGTGACGGTGATACCGTCGACCCCGGTGTTGATACCTTCGATATTGTTGGAAATATCACCGCTGCAACCGGACCTGATTCCACAAAGGATGAAATCGAACACACCGATATGGATTCGTCGGTAAAGGAGTTTTTTGGTGACTTGAAAAACCCCGGAAACATCAACGTCACGTTCAATCGCAATATCGGTAACGCTGGTCAGGATGCGATTCGCGCTGACTCTGCAGCACAGATTCGTCGCAACTTCAAGGTTGAACGAATTGACCCGAGTGATGCGAGCGTTGCAGAAACGGCAGCATTCAAGGGTGAAGTAATGGATTGGTCGGAAGATAGTTCGCAAGGCGCACCATTCACCGGCACCGCTCGCATCAAAATCACCAGCACCGTCACTTACACCTAGGGGTTAGGTAATGGGTAAGGCATTTACGTTCGGTGATTTGCAGAAAGCATACGAACCTGCAACCGAAAAGTGCGAGTTAGAAAAAGGTCTAACCGTCACTTGCCGCGAACTAAGTGGTGCGGAAAGGTTCGACTTCGCTAAGTTCGCAAACGCGCAAGAGTGGGAAACCTACCGTTGGCTTGCATTCAAAGGCATTGCTGACCCTCGACCAAACTCCATTGATGAACTTGATACGATAAAACCCGAGTGGGTTATCGAGATTGCTAAGGTGGTGATGGGTCTTTCAGGCATTACACCCGAAGCAGAGGAAGAAGCCGAAAAAAAGTCCGTGGGGATTTCCGCTACTGGTTCTTCATCGCTCGTGACCTCGGATGCAGCGTAAGGGAAGCAACTCACCGCATAACAAGCAAGGAGTTCACAGAGTACGTAGCGTTCTATCGTTTGCATCCTTGGGGTTACGGTGACGCAATGCTTGCCACGCTAATATCAAACCTTGCGCGTGGTAAGGATGACCCGGTTAAGAAACTAGCCGACTTTATGCCGGCAGACTTTGAGGAACCGGAAGTGGAAGACCCGTGGGATGCATTCAAGAGGTTGACTAGTGGCTAACATTTCAACTCTTACCGTTTCATTAAAAACGGAAACAGCGAAGTTTGAAACGGGTTTAAAGAAAGCACGAAGTCAAGCGGAAAAGTTCGGCAAAGCAGTAACTGCAGCATTCAATGTTGCGGGTGTAGCAACGGGTGCGCTTGCGGTTGGTCTTACCGCATTAACCAAGAAATCACTTCAAGTCGTAGACTCACAAACAAAGATGGGTCGCGTATTCGGTCGAACGCAAGAAACAATGGCCGGGTTAGCACTTGTTGCGGAAGTGAGTGGCACTTCGCTCGACGGTCTTAACCGTGCAATGAAGCGGCAAACGCAAGCATTAAAGTTTGCGAACGATGGTTTGAAAACCTACACCCGCGCTTTTGATACGTTAGGAATCAACTACAAGGACCTTCTTAACCTTCCCGTAGAGCAACAGTTCACCCGCATCATTGGCGCACTTAGCAAAATGGAAAATCAGACGCTAAAGGTTGCGTCTGCTTCGGAAATATTCGGAACAAAAAACACCGACCTTATCAATGTAATTGCACTTGGTGAGGAAGGCATTGCATCGCTTACGCAGAAAGTCAAAGACCTCGGTGTTGCTTTAGAAACTCAGCAAACCGACGCAATTGAAAAAGCGAACGATGCGGTGTCAGTAATGAAGACCGCATTCACCGGGTTGGGTAATCAAATGGCAGCAATAGTTGCGCCGGCTATTACCGCAGTTGCCGGTGCAATTGAAAGCATGGTGGGTTCTATAACTCGTGGCTTGCCGCTATTCACAGCGTGGTTGGAAAAGCTTACGGGAATTCGTCGGGAGTTAGTAAGTCTCTCCTTGGTTGAACTGCAAACCGAGTTTGCCGTTTTATCCGACAAGGCAAGAGAACTAACCGAAGAAGTTAACCGCCTTGCGCAACAAAGAGACCCATTCACTGGTGAGGTCGGAACAAGCGCATTGTTCCAAGTTAGGTCGAAAGAACTTGATGAACTTCGTGATCGGCTTGACGCTAACATTGCGCGGCAAAAGGAGTTAGCAAACGGGCCGGCTAGTGTAAGCGAAGGAACTTTCTCTAACCGCACAACATTTAGCGGTTTAGGTAATGAAGAAATCCAACAGGTTTCATTTCAACCTGCTTTGCTTGGCATAGGTGGAGCGGGTGAAGAAGCTACTAAGTCAGTGGTTGAGCTTGCGCAACAAGCGGCTGCAGCATTCAACGCAACGCGAACACCGTTGGAAGCATTCAAGCTTGAATTGCAGTTCATTAGGAATGAATTATCAAACAATCAGTTCGTTGATGCGGAGACTATCGAAAGGTCAACAGCGCAAGCGGTAGAAAACTATCAGGCACAGATGAAGTCGATAGTTGATATAAACGAAAGCACTGTCGATGCTGCAACCGAGTTCTGGACGCAAGGTTTCCGGTCAATGCAGTCATCGCTAAGTGAGTTTCTTTTTGACCCGTTTGCTGACGGTCTTGATGGAATGGTGAAAGGTTTTGCAACCACCTTACGAAAGATGGTTGCTGACTTGCTTGCGTCGCAGTTGCTTACCTCTTTCGTTGGCTTGTTTCCCGGTGGTTCCGCACTGTTTGGTCTTGGTGCAAAAAGCACTCCCGGTAGCGCAATTGGTGGACCTATTGGCGCGAACCAAACTAGGCTAGTTGGTGAGCGCGGTCCCGAACTATTCACGCCCGGTGCGAAAGGTGCTATTCGTCCATTAGGTTCGGTTTCAGTTAATAGCACCTTGAATATAAACGGTGGTAGCAACCTCGACGCTGCAACGCTTATTCCAATCCTTGAGGAAAACAACCGCAAGGTTAAAGCGGAACTTCTTGATGCAT